TCCTTTGTCCAGATGGCCTTATCACGCTCCAGCGCAAGGTTAATGCGCCGCTGCGTCTCCTCTCGAAACGCCTTCGGCCACTCCACCCTAACGTCTGATTCCGGTCGCTGGGGCAACCCGAAGCCGACCGGCTCGCCATCACGGACCCAGTGGATCAGCGGCATCAGTCAGGCCCCGAGGCGATCATCGCCCTCGCTCGTCCAGTCCTCGCCCAACCGAATAACGTGCGCCCACCACCAATCGACCCACGCGCGGAACAGGCTCATCTCACGCATCGCCGCCTCCAGTCGTGAACCCACGCCGCCGCACTACGGTCCACCAGGACAGCCGGCCGCTCGACAGTTGGCATCAACAACGTGGCCCAGAGAGCCATCCGTCGCGTCTTCCCACGGCTCTATCGACATCACGTCTGCGAACTGGTCCACAAGGCGCATCTGCACCAAGACGTCCGCAGCCGAGTAGGCGCGCACGCGCTGGTCGCCCCATTGAGTCTTCACGCGGTACTCGTTGACGTCGCTCACGCGACCACCTCCGACACCGCGACCGCACCAGATAGGCCAGCTGCGAGAGGGAGAGGGGGCTTTCGGATGACGGTCATCAGTGGTGTTTTACAGCTCCAACCGTCGCCGGATCCGAATCAGGCCGATCCGTCAATAACTTATAACGTTCCGCGCATTCCGACATGTGCTCACGCTCCACGCGAGCCCACTCTTCCTTGCGCTCAATCGCGAGCCTGTTCAGCGCCGCCACGAATCCGATCACAGCGCCACCTCCTCGGTCTTCGCCACCGACTCCGCCGCCTGCACCAGATTCGGCACCGCCAGCGCCCCCTGCCACAAGCTGGCATCCGTCAGGCTCCCCGCCGCAAACGGCACGTTCGTCGCCTTACTGATCCAACTCTGCAAGCTCAGATGCGCGTGCGCCGTCCCCCCGAACTCCTTCCACAGGCTGACACTGGGCACCCCGAGCCGCAACGCCAACTGCGCCACCCCGCCATACGTGCCAACAAAGGCTTTCGCATGCGCCAAGACGGAGGCCTGGACCAACAGGTTCTCGTGGGGGGTGATCTCCCCGCCGAGGGTGAAGATGTTCGGCCCCTCGATCCGCAGATCCGAGTGGTCGTCGTAGTCACTCGCACTCGACAACAGCACCACCGGCACCTGCGCGGCAATGGTCGCCGCCGTCTTCGCCACAAACGCCTCCACCTCCGCGTCTGGATAGGGGAACGTCGCCCGACGATAGAACTTCATCGCCACGTAGACCGGCGGCAAGGCGTCGCCCCCAGGAGGCTTCGGCGGCTTCGCGATCGGTGTGTAGTCTGTCACCGACTGCAGATACCGCAGCCCCGCTTGCTCTTCCCAGTACGGGGCGAGGCCCCAGTACATCCACGCCGGGTGGACCGTGTGATACACCGGCCCCAGCTGCAACCGCCGCGCCGCGTCGTCAAGGACGCGGGTGTCGAAGTCGGTCTGGCGCACCTGCTTGAGCAGGCCGGTGGTCTTCTGGTCGTACAAATTCTCTCGGCGGACTTCGGTCACCGTGCGCAGTGTGTAGAGATCCACGCCTCTGGTCACCAGTGGTCCGTACAGCCCGGCCAGTCCTCCGCGGGTCACCATGACCGCCCGCTTCTCGAAACCCTTCACCTGCTTCGCCAGCCACGCCAGGAATGGCTGGAAGTAGGACGCCTCGAACCCGAGCTCTGAGCGGAACGGACCAATGAGGATCGGCGCGGTGTCCGAGGCAAGGGCCTTGACCAGCGAGGCGATGGCCTGCAGGCGCTGATCGGGCGTTGCCTTGGGGTCGAACGTCATCGCTTAAGTACCTGCTTCACGGCTCGTATCCACGCCTTGACGTCGGCGGACAGAATGTTCCACACGAGCACTGCGACGGTTGCACACCACCACACGCCGGGCCACACGCCGGCCATTGTTATGTCTCGCGCCATCTACCACCCACCCCGTCGTCCCACGGGATGCCGCCGGACATCTGCCGGATCGACATCCCGTGCCTGTCTCGCGTGCAGCGCCAAGCGCCGCTCGGCTTCCGCCAAGGTTTCGCCGGTTGGTCCCGTCGCTCTCGGCCTCTGGACCGCCGCCACCGCTGCACTTGCAATCCGCTGAGCCGCCTTCGCCACCCGGCGATCCGCCGACCACATCTCTTGACTCGACGGCTTGCGAATCGCCTCACCGATGATCGGGTACTCCAAGGCGTTCATCAGGTCATCAAACCGCGTGCCCTTCCGAGGCTTCCGCACGTTCGGATTGGCATCTGACGGGGCGTGCTCGTCCCAGACGTACCCCACCTCCAACGCCGCTGCGAGGAGTTCGGTCTCGGTCTCCACCAAGGGATCTTCGCCTTCAGACAGTTCTGACGCCCGCTTGCCACTCTTCGCCACTTCGATCGTTCTCGGATGCACCAAGAAGGCCGGTGAGCCGTCTCGTGCCGCGCGCTCCATATGCCCACCCAACACCTGAATGGCCCCGTCTCTCACGCTGGCGTCGTTCGCGTTGGGATCGTAGCGAGCGGGCACCTCGAGATCGTGGAGCAGCCGTACGGCGGTCTCTTTCCGGCCCTGGTTGCCGGTCGCCCCGCTCGGATCGCACCAACTCCACACGTCGATCGCCTCGGGGAACCATCGACGGCGAATCTCGATCACTCGCGGCGCAAAGGATTCGAGGAAGAGTTCCTTGCCCTTCACCGCCCCAAGAATGCGGATCGCCCCGATGTGGCCGAGATACTGAAACCAGACAACCGCCGGCTTCAGGTGCCCGAAGTCCCACCCTTCCAAGAGCGGGTAGTACGAGGAGTAGCGCAGCCGCCGATCGACGTGAACCTCGCGGTCGAAGTACCCCGCGTAGACTGGTTTTCCGACCATCGTCACGCCACGGCGGCCCTCGATCACCGTCCGTCGCAGGACATGCCCTGGCGGGTAGTCCCGCTCGTACCCCATCATCACGTCAGGACCGAGGTTCACCGCGTTGCTGTAGAGATCCGCTCGGTGATGGCGATGATCGGCCTTGGTGCATGTGCCGGTCGCGTCGAGCGGGAACTCCTCAGCGATCGGGTGGTCCTCATCGATGCAGTTATGAACAAGGATCAGCTTCAGCGGATAACGGAACGGCTTGCCGAGTGGTGTCCTGGACTGCGACAAGCGCTCTTTCAGGCCGCGGATGTTGACCCACGGTACTTCCTGCGCCTCTTCCACGATGACGACGGCCAGGGTCTTGCCCTTGTACTTCCCATGCACCGCGTCAGCGGTCATCGCTTCGGAGACACGCAGCGAGCTGAGATACACCCGAGAGCCGGTGTAGACATCCCCCACCCATTCTCCGTTCGGGAAATCCCACGCTTCTTCTTTGGCGTTCCATTGGGCGTGGAGGTAGGTCGGGAAGAAGACAGAAATCTTGGCCCAGACGTCTCGCAACGTCTTCAGGTCGTCGTCCTTGTAGCGGCAGTAGAAGAGTTGAATCCCGGGGTACTTGTAGGCCAGCTTCCAGATCAGGAAGCCGACGCCCCAGGACTTTGCCGATCGCGGTGAACCTTCGACGTCGTGCCAACTCTCCGGCTGCTCATCGATCTGGAGGATGTCCACCTGCGGCGCCGTCATCGGCGGGAGATCGATTTCGACCAGGCCGGCCGTGCTCACGATGGCCCTCTCCGGAAGTCCTCGCGCGCCGAGTCAGTGAGCCATCGCCCCAGTATCAGAGTCCGGCTCGAGATGGGGTCAACCACGCCACCACCGCGCCGTACTGCCTTCATCAGCCTGCGCGTCATCTGCCGCTTGGTCAGGCGCTGCGAGAGCGGCCTGAGGCGTTGTCCGCGTCCACGCAGGCGGCGCCGAGGCACAGGCACCAACTCAAAGCCGATACCCCACTCCGTGAACACATCGACGACGACGACGCCGCCAGACGTAAATCCTGTGTTTACGGTGTAGGCCGTGCTCACGAGCGGTTCTCGGTCCCCTCGTGCTGGCGGATCACAAACGCAATCGACGCCGGCACCTGCAGCGCCTCACCGTCTGGTCCCGTGACCGCCTGTGCGGGCCTGCCGCAACCTCTGTCGAGAATCTCGCGCCAACTCGCCACCCTGGCCTGTTCCGATTCCGCCGTCTTGGCGAGCTTTAACAGACCGCGAATCGCCTCTCTGGTGTACTTTCCAGCGTACGCGCGCACGTCTGCCGTGACTTTATTCGGCACGCCTGCCACGCGACCGCCCGTCTTTCGACCCGCAGCCATCTACTACCGTCTACTTTTCTGGAACCAGCACTGTGAGCGTTAGGCTACGCCCCTAACTGATGCAGCGTATCTAGGCAAGTGCCCGAGAGGCTACGAGGCGATACGTGCTGTGCGTTCCACGGGAAACATTTCGCGCGCCGTGGCGGTGGGGATGCGCCAGCAGCGACCAACGCGATACGTGCCCTTGAGCGTGCCCAGCTCGATCATGCGAAGGATGGAGCGCCGATCGCACCGCAGGTAGTCTGCGAGCTCTGGCGGGCTGACCCACGGGTACTCGTGCGTGGCGAGACTGACAAGGGCTGGGCGCTTCGTCATCACTTGTTCTCCAGCGGCTTCGCGTTTGCCGCGATGAACGCGAGCAGTTCGTCAGTCGCGTGGAACCACTCCAGCCGGTGACGGATGCGGGCGAATTGCTGATGCAGCCGCCGCTCTAGAATCTGCGCGGCCTCGCAGTCCGGCTCGTGAATCCAGCCCAGCACCTTCACTGCGTGTGGATTCCATGCCATCGCGGCATTCTGAACCCTGCGCCGCACATGCTCTGACACGCCGATCTTGACGTAATCGCCGGACAGTACGAAGTACACCCCTCCACGACGCGAGCGTCGGAACAGTTGTTCACTGTACGGCGTTGGGTCCGCGATGCGCGGCTCCTTCTGGCGTCCGGTGCGGCTCATGGCCTCTCCAGTCGATTCACCCGACCTCGCCCCGTCCAGCGCACGCCCATGCGTCGCGACAGGACGCGCCGCCGCTTAGTTCGATGCGCTCGCTTACTCATGGCTCAGGCTTCGCCTGCCTAGCGTCGAAATTCTTGAGAAAATAATCCGCAACTAGGCACGGATCTTCGTCACGGCCAAGGCCCTGATCGCTTGGGTTGTCCTTTTCGGCGATGCAGGACAGCAGGTTTCTGAGCAGCGCCACAGCGGCATCGCGATCCGCTTTAGTCTCGCCCTCGGGGGACGGGGAGGAGGCGAGCGCCACGAGATCAAGCGCTCGGTGGATGTCCATCACCAGCGGATCGCGCACAAGGAAGTGCATGCCATGCTCCAGCGCATAGTCGCGGAGTTTGCCCGTTGCTGTACGCGCCTTCGCCAGCAGGGCCGCACGGGTCTCGCGCTCGGTCATCGGAACAATCCTCCAAGCCATGTGTCAATGCGGCGCCAGACCCAGAACACGAGCGCCATGTGACAGACCGCGGCGACCGCGATCACCATCGTCGCCGCGAGCTGCCACCGGTTCATGTCCGCTCCTCCTGGGGACGCGCCGAGGCCAACTTGGCTTCCAGTCTGCGTTCGGCATCGCACGAACACGCTGCGACCGTGATCTCACAGTGCGGATGGTGCTCCTCTGCCGCCTCCTGGACGGGCTCCGGGGACTGTGGTGGGGTGGGCGAGACGGCCAGCGCAGCAGCCAGCCCGCAATCACAGCCCTTCGACCGTGCTCGACAGGTGCAAGCACCAGCGTGATTACAACGGTTCCATGCGTAGCAGACGCACTTGTCGGCGTGCTTACCGAACTTGGCTAGCGCCGCCTCCAGCGCCTGGACGCGCGCCTCCAACCGGGCCACTTCGCCCGCGTAGTCGTGCGGCAAGCGCTCGTCAGTCGGTATCGTCAGCGCATCCAATTCAGACATCGCCTCAGCGCACAACCCGTGGTTGAACATGCCCGCCATGTCTTTCCCGACAAGTGCGTTACGGAACTTCTGCGCGATGCGAATCACTGCGCTGTATTCCGCCTCGGCGGACTCGCAGCGGGACTGGAGGGCGCGGAGTGTGTCTGCGGCATCGATCAATTCTTGGTCGCCGCAATTCGGGTAGTGCGTCCAAAGACA